ATATACCACTCCGATCCACACATTCCACACGACAATTCCAACCGCAATCATTTTGCTTTCCTTTCATCCATTCGCCATCTTCAAAAGCTCCGTTTTGGAGCGACCTTCGGGGGAAGGTTTCGGCTACCGGCTCTTGAGTTGCAGGTACATATCGCCTGCATATAACTCGCCTTCATCCTTTAGCTCGTCACATTGCACAACCGTCAATTTGAGGTGGCAGTCCAACCGGAGCCAGTTACTTAACTTTGTCCAGCTATCCGTATCAATGTGCTTGCCGTTGATAAAAAGCTTATACATATTCTGTTTTCCTTTCGTCTATCACTCTTTCCTGATACCAGTATACCGCAATTCGGAACACTTGTCAATAGGCAAAATGAGCAATTTTCGACCAATTTTCGTAAAAATCATCGTCAGACCTTACGAAACTATGATAAAAATGCAAATAATTGACGGATAATCATAATTTTGCTATAATCGCCGGTATGCAACACAAACTAGGAACGCACTGGATCAAAACGCACGGCAGGCCGGAAGACCTTAAGTTCATCCGTGACCTACAGCCGCCGTCCGTCAAACTTGTGGCGGGCGACGTTCCCGATCCGCAATGGATCAGCGACGTGTACAGCGCCGCGCCTAACACGCTGATTGTGTTGCGCTCCTGGGCCATGAGCGAGCAGAAGAGCGACATGGCCGCTGATCCGGCTGGCACGGGCAAGCGCCATGCGCGGGAATGGAGCGGCCACATTGAGCGCCTGCGCACGGAAGCGAAGCGGCGCAATTTGCCGTTTCCGGCAACCGAACAACTTGTCGTGCTGGGCATTAACGAACCTGAGGTGTGGACGCACTTGCAACAGACGGTGGATTACACCGTGGCTTTCCTGGACGCTTGCAAGAAGCTTGCGCTAACGGCGGGCGCTCTTAACNNGCCAACACCGGCAAAGACACGCCACCGGACTGGACGCCATTCGAGCCGGTACACGCCGCCCTTATCCGTGGGCGGCATTATCTCTTCCTGCACGAATACCACGACCTGGCTGGGCCTAGCGAGATGTGGGGCTGGTGGTGTGGGCGCTATGAGCGCTGTCCGTGGCCGGACGTGCGCATTATCATCGGTGAGTATGGCATTGACCGCTTTGTGAAGGATGCCAGCGGCGACCCTATGCGCCGTGGTTGGCAAGGCTGGATTAGCGCCGAGCAGTATATGACGCAGATCGCAGAGTACCATGAGGCGTTGCTGCGAGATAAGCGCATCCACAGCGTACAGCCTTTTTCGGTAGATTACGGGAGCCAGGATTGGCGCTCTTTTGATTTACCGGACTTGTATCCGCAACTCCTTGCCCATGCCGCCGAAGTGCGCAGCCGACCACAGGCGCAAGCCGTCACGCTGTACGTGATTGCCCAAGTGGGCGTCAACCTGCGGAGTGGGGCCGGTACGGAGCATCCCATTTTGCACGCCATCCCCTACGGCGACGCCGTGGGCTTTGTGGCGCAGACTGGCGAGTGGGCGCAAGTCACGCACAATGGCGCAACGGGTTATGCGTATGCGCAGTTTCTGGGCAAGGACAAGCCCAAGGGCAATGTCTACGTGCCGGTTGTGATTACGCCATCCACAGACGAACGCAGCGCTACGATCAAGGCGTTGGCGGCTGAGTATGGTGTGGATGAACGGGTGGCGCTGGCTGTCCTCAAGATTGAGAGTGGCGGCAGTGGCTTCCGTGACGGCAAGCTATTGATGCGCTTCGAGCCGCATGTTTTCAAGGCTCGATTGCTCCAACTTTTTGATGAGCATTTTAAGATGGGCGATCCTGCTTGGGACGGCAAGCAACACTTTTACGCCAACGGCGGCAAGTGGCAACCCTTCCACGGCAACCAGGAAATGGAGCGGGCGGCGCAGGATGCCGCACTTGCCCTGGCAGAGCAGGCGGCGTATGAAAGCGCCAGTTACGGCGCAGGGCAGATCATGGGCTTCAACCATGCCGCCTGCGGCTATGCGTCGGCGGAAGACATGGCGCAAGCCTTCGCGCTCAGTGAGGCGGCGCAACTGCGGGCCATGTTTCAATACTGGCGCGCTAGTGGCGCATTACGGTTTTTGCAGTCGGGTGACTATGTTGGATTCGCCGCCATCTACAACGGGCCTGGGCAGGCTGACTACTACGCCAACCTCATCCGCCAAGCGTTGGGGGTGTAGGTGAAGCCATACGTTTTGACAACTGACGACGATGGGCATTGGTACGTTGTCGCTCTCAAGGATTTGAACAAATTTCAGCGTCGTATAGAGCAAGGCAAGGACTTTGACGATCTGGATGTAACCGAGGTAGGCGGCGCTCCTACGCTAGTTCATTTTGGCAACTGGAAGATTCAAGGTGAATAGGTGGTAGAAGGCGACGTTTTTACGTTACGGTTCGACGAAGTAAGAGAGGGCTGGGAACAGTGGTTTTTGCTACAGTCGGATGTTCACTGGGACAACCCGCATTGCGACCGGCGGCTGTTCCACAAGCATCTCAGGCAAGCCAAAGAGCGCAATGCCCGCATCATGGTGTTTGGTGACTTCTTTTGCGCCATGCAGGGCAAGGGCGACAAGCGGGGCAACAAAGACGACATCCGACCGGAGCATAAGCAGGGCAACTACCTGGATAGCCTTGTGGATACCGCCGCCGATGACTTGGCCGACTACGCAACGCTGTTTGAGTTTCTGGCGCTGGGCAATCACGAAATGAGCATCGAGGCGCACCACGAAACCAACCTGATTGATCGCCTGTGCAAGCGGCTGGGTGTCAAGGCTGGGGGCTATGCGGGCTTTGTGCGCTTCCTGTTCAATCGGGGCGGCAGCGACAAGATCAGCCATAGCCTGTTCTGGCATCATGGAGCGGGCGGCGGCGGTGAAGTTACCAAGAATGTAATCGACACCAACCGCAAGGCCGTGTGGTTGCCCGATGCTACCTTCGTCGTTCGTGGGCATGTGCATAGCGAATGGCTCGTCACCATGCCGAGGGTGCGCTTGTCACAGTCGGGCAAGGTGTACCTGGATGAGCAGTTGCACTTGCAGCTACCCACGTACAAACAGGAGATGCACTTAAACAAGGGCTTTCACATTGAGAAAGGCCGACCACCAAAGCCATTAGGCGGCGCATGGCTCCGCTTCTACTACGACGGTGACGCACGGGGCAAAGTGGGCTACGAAGTGACGAGGGCGAAATGACGGAACTCTACGCCAACACCGCCATCAACGTCCTGGCGGCACTGATCATCGTGTGGCTGCTGTGCCTGTATTTCGACAAAGAATTATGAAGATTTTGCTTTTTGCGCCGAAAACTGACCTGCTATATGCCGACGCCGAAGTGCAAAGCATCCTGCGCAGCGGCAACGACGTTACGCCAGTCCTGGGCAGCATCGACCGTCAGCAGTTTCTTGATGAGATATTGCGCAGTGACGCTAATCTGCTGTGGATCTGCTCCCACGGCAACGAGGACGGCATCCTGCTCAGTGACGGCATCCTGTCCGCTTCCCGGCTCACGCAGGCCGCACGGGGGCGCTTTGGTGTGGTTGTGCTGAATACCTGTAACAGCTTCAAAACAGCGCAGATGCTACAAAATGACACGGAGGCGGAGATCATCGCCACCATCATCGAAGCGCCGGATGAAGAAGCCTTTTACACCGGGGCGCTGTTTGCGCACTACCTGGCAAAGAGCGGCGACACGGCAATGGCCTACGACCTGGCACGTCCGGGAGGCAACCGAACGTACATCCGGCTTGCCGGTAAAAAAAAATAACGATGGCGGAAAATAACGACTTCGCCAAATTCCGTGACAAGCTCAGTCGCCTCGAAGCGTCGCAGGAGGAAACCAAGCGCACCCTCGCCCGTGTGTTGGCGCTCATGGACGGCGACCCGTCCTATCGCATTGTCGGCTTTCCTGACCAACTGGCGGCCTACATCAAAGCGAACGAAGACTGGAAAAAAGCCACGGAACAGCGGGTAGAGAACAACGAGGAGCGGCTTGACGCTTTGGAGGGCAATAAGCAGATCGTCATTGCGCCCACAACGGCGGGGCTGCTTATCGTTATAGGGGCGCTGTGCTTGATTTTGGCTTATATGGCACTCACATGGCTACAGGGATGATTGCTCAACTGCTCACCATTTGCTATCTGGCGGGGCTGACGGCGGCGATGCTCAAGGCGACGCGCTACTGGCTCCTATCAGCGGCGGGGGCAGCACTTCTATTTGGTGGGCGTCCCGGCAAACCTGGCGCTGGCGCTCACGTTGGCCTTGCTGGTGATTAGCACCGGCGACGACCCAGCCATTCCGCTGCCCACGTTGCGCACGCTCATTCGGGCGTCGCTGATGGTGTGGGCAGGGCTGGGGCTGCTGTTTGAAGTGCTGTACATTGCAAGTTTCTTGGAGTTGAAAAAAGATGATTATCGGGTGGATTAAGGACATTTATGTGAAGCACGGCTATGTGGCGGCGCTCGTCACCATTGCTGTGCTGGCCTCGATTGCCGTGGGCGTTGCCATCGGCACAGGGACATCATTCGCTGACATCATTCGCTGGATTTCTGCCCTATGACCACATTGACATACGTACCCAGCCGCGTTGGCGAGGGCTTCTTCACCGACTTCCAACCGCCTGCCGGTGGCGCAACCGACACCGGCAAGGCGTGGCTATGGAACAGCGCAGTTGGCAAGTTTGAGCCGCAATCACTGAACTTCGACCCGGCAGGCACGGCAGCGGCGGCGGTTGCCGCGCATGTGGCGGCGAGTGATCCGCACGCACAATACGAGCTAGAGAGCGCCAACACAGCGGCGGCTATCCTCACGAAGCTGCTGACGGTTGATGGCGCCGGGAGCGGACTGGACGCTGATTTGCTCGACGGCCAAAGCAGCGCCGCATTTCAGCCGGCGGATGCTGAGTTGAGCGCTATTGCTGGCCTGACAAGCGCTGCGGACAGAGCGCCATATTTTACGGGCAGTGGTACGGCAGCGCTGGCGACGCTAACAAGTTTCGGTCGTTCGCTGGTGGACGATGCTGACGCCAGCGCTGCGCGTTCGACGCTGGGGCTTGGCACGATTGCAACTCAGGCGGAGACGGGGTATTTGTTGGCGGATGGAAGTAGGGCGGGGGCAAGTAGTCAGCGGCAAACGTTCACCAACGGCATTACGACGTCAACGATTCGTCCGGCTGCTGACAGCACGACGGCGGTGCAAATCCAGAGTGCATCAGGCGCAAATGTGTTAAATGTGGACACGGCAAATGCGCGGATCGGCATTAATACAACTTCGCCATCACATCCGCTACACGTTGTCTATACTAATACGGGCAATACCGTAGCGCGTTTTGGAATACAGGCGCTAGTTACGCTATCGCAACCCTCTACCGCAAATTTCACAAATGCCGCCCTTTCAGCCGTGCTAAATACTGGCACTGCGGCCGGAGTTACCAATAGCAATCAGCAGGCAGGTTTCATTGGCGGTGTGGAAGTGGCTGCAACTCATGCTGGCGCGCTGGCGGCGATCTATCCGCTCTCTGTGCGCGGAGTGATCCGCGCTGGCGCTGCTGGCGTTATCACAAATTTTAATCTCGTCAATGCTATTATCACTAACACTGGCGCCAATACAGTAGCAATATCGGAATTGCGAGGCTTCTATGTCGCCACTCCGGATCTAGGTGGTGGCACGGCAGTTACTAGTTTCGGGCTGTACATTGAAGCTCAAAAAGGAACGGGGGTCAGTAATGGCTACGGAATCTATCAGGCAGCGAGTGGAGATATAAATTATTTCGGCGGGCGAGTCGGCTTCGGCACAGCACCAACTGCAGTAGCCGACATTGCAGCCAGCACCACCGCACGCGCCAGTCTCCGTATTCGCAGCGGCATTGCGCCAACTACACCCAATGATGGCGACATTTGGTTTGACGGCACCGATTTTAAGTGTCGTGTTGGCGGTGTCACCAAAACATTCACTCTCGTATAGAGGATCTATGACCGTACAAATCTCAACAATCAACGACGAACGCATATTTAACCGCTATCTCGCCATGCGCCATGCGCCACGCGATACGCTGGTATTCGGTGTGCATCCCAACGCCCACAAAGCGCTGGTTGAATATGAGTACCTGACGATTGCTTTGTCTGGTGGCAACGATAGTATTGATGATCTGTCAAGCATGGCGACCTACCACGCAGGCGCCGTGGCCGCCGTGACACCATTCATCGCTGCGCTACGGGCAGCGATGAAGACGATCAATGACACCATGCACATCGTCAATGTGCTGGCGGCGGCGACCGGGCAAGATGCGCCATTCGCCATTGAACCAGAGGAAATTACCGTGCAGGCGTACATTGCTACGCTGCAAAGCGCCGTTGCTACACTGACGGCAACAGCGCAGGCAACGGCGGCTATCGCACAACAGCTAGGCGGTGGCGAATGAGCGAACAAATCACACCTGAGCAAATCGCGGCGTTCCGTCAGCAGCGTGTCCGTGAGTGTGGCGAGAAACTTGCGGCGCTCCTGACTGAGTACAACTGCGACCTCATCGCAACGCCGCAAATCGTGGATGGCCGTATCGTGGCAGTCGTGCAAATTGTGAGCAAAGACTGACTATGGCGCAAACAGAACCAATCGACGCTTATCTAGGCCCGGCACGCACCGGTTTAGCCATCGGCGCAACGCTCTATCAACTGGACGGTTCCACCGTTCACGCCGCTTTCTCCACGACCGGATGGTACGAAGCGCCAGCGGGGAGCGGGGCATGGCACCATGCGGGCTTATCGCTACCAGCCGACGGCGGCGTTGTGGCGGTTGGCATCAGTGGCACGGAGTACATGAGGGTGGCTGTTGGGGCGGCAAAGCCGTTGGCAAGCGACTACACGGCGACGCGGGCGGCCAAGCTCGACAATCTCGATGTTGCCGTTGGCAGTCGTGGCACGTCAACGCTCACCACCGGCGACATTGACAGCCGCCTTGCCGCCTACGACGCGCCGACAAAAGCCGAACTGGACAACGCAGCGGCGGTCATCATCGCAGCGCAACCAACAGCGGCGTCAGTTGTCTCGGCGCTGATGGGCTACGTGCTGAAAAGTGGCAAGGACGTAAAAACGGCGTGGCTCGACATCTGGGCCGTTATCGTGGGCGACAGCGAAGCCGACGACGGCCTTGACCCGGCCACAATTACCTATAGTTCGCCTGATGGCAGCGTGCAGCGCATCCACACGCTGACGGATACGACCCGTGAACAAAGCTAGGAACATCTTCAGCGGCGGCTGGCTGCGACGGGCGCTGTCCGTCTTTACTCGTGGGCATTATGGCAACGCCCAACAGATTTACGCCGAATGGTGCGTAACGGCCAGCGCCGGGGGCGAATGGGAAGTGACAGCGGCGGCCCCCCAACAGTGGCGCGTGGCGTCCACGGCTGGGGGGCGGCGGTGCGGTAACAGCAGAGGTGCATTGTGGTAATTAGTCTCAATGTTGGCGACCAAGTGCGGATTACCGGCACGGTGACGCTGCTCATCGATCCCGGCACCGTCAAGGGCTGGACACGCTCACT